ATTACATATTGGTACTCTGATTATAGTAAATTAATTAAATATAAGAATCGTATTGCCATGGTATCTGATGATCACATAGAAAATTTGTTCGTTGATGCTGAAATTTCTTTTTCAGAATATCACGAAAAATTAATCAAATGTGTCATATTTGGAGATAAATTGGAGAAACGGTTTATTAAACATCGAACATTTGAGTTTTCAACTGTTAAGAAAATGAATGATGAATTAAAAGATATTTTAGATACATTAGAATTTTCTTTAAAGAGTGGAACATTACAAAAAGAACCTTTAGGTTTATTAGTATCATCTACTCCTGGAGTTGGAAAATCTTTGACTTTCACTTATATTATGAAAGCATATGGTGTTGCTATGAATATTAAGGATTTAAGCCCTTATATATATTATAGAAATACAGAAGATCAATACTATACTGGTATGACAAATAGAACAAAAATAGTTGTTTTAGATGATGTTGCCAATAAGCAAACGTCGTCTAAACTAGTAGATTATTCTATGCGTGACATTTTAACAATGATATCGCCAGTTAGATTTTATCCAAATTATGCTGATTTATCTGATAAAGGTAAACATAGTCCGGAATTAGATTTGGTGTTAGCTTCGTCTAATAATTTACATTTGAACTCGTCAGATTTTAATGCACCTGGTGCAGTTAGAAGACGTTTTCCATATGTTATTTTATTGAAAGTAAAGCATGAAGTTTGTCAAATTGATGGTCAAGGCGAACCAGTCAATACTATTGATAGAGACAAATTAGCTATTATGCAGGCGAAGTGTTATCCAAAAGAGTATTTTCCATCTTTGTATACATTGACACATGTAACTTTAACATCGCGTAATGCGGTTGTTGAATATACACCAATATTACAAGATGTAGAAATGTCTGTTTTATTTCCAAAGTTGATTAGTTTAATAAAAGAGCATAATATTGCACAAATTAAATATGTAGGTTTGAGTAACAAAGTTATGAATTCCAATGCTTGTGAGCATGGTTTATTACCACATATTTGTGATGATTGCAATAAGACAGCTGATATAATGGATATGATTGATGATATTAAATGTGATATGATATCGCACAATGAAGAAGAAAGTTTTGTTAGTAATAGTAATCCTGTTATGGACAAAATGTTTTCGTCTATTAAATATTTGAAATCTAAATCTATTTTATATTATGAAAAAACTGGAAATTATTTCTGGAAGTATTTTAAGAATCCTGAGGATGATGAATGTGCTAGAGTTATTCATACAAATAATGAAATAATAGTATATAATGATAGAAATATCAATTATACTGGCGTGTTCATGACATCTGCAATAATATTATCTTTATCCTTGATTATTAAGGGAATATATTCATGGAAGAAGAGTGAGAAAATGTTAGATGCAACTCCGCAGGGATCTATTATGGGAAAACCTGTTGTTATGGAAGGTAAAAGCGATCCATATCCAAAATTTCCTATAGTTTATTCTAAAATGCCGAAAGCAATGATTTATAAATCAGTCACTTTGAAAGATTTAATTCAATTGGTTTCTGAACAAATTTATAGTGTCGAGGCTAATAATATTCAATTAACTATGTTAGAAATTTATCCACATAAATATTTAACTGTTAAACATTTATTATATCCTTGGTATGTTATGGATAATCAACGTTTAGAAATGCAGGTTAATTCTGTAGCTAATAAAGAAGATGGTCTTAAACCAAATTTGACTGTTTATATCAGTAAAAATCAAGTTGTTATAGATGAAATAGATGATTATGCTATGATCTATATACCAGATTTGCCTCCTGGTCGTGACTTGATAAAGTTTTTCGCAGATGAAAGTGCTTTGCGTGGCTTTGCTGAAACATATTTATTACGAAAGCATGATGCTAATTGTGATATTTTATGTGATGTGACGCAATCTCACACAATATTGCCTATGGAAGAACGATCTGTTGAGTATAAATCAAGAGATTTTTCTTTCAAAGCAACAAAAGTATATTCATCGAGTATAAAAACGTATGAAGGTGATTGTGGAAGTCCAGTAATATGTGATATGATGAAATCTAGTTTTATACTAGGTATTCATGTTGCTTGGAGTAACACATTATCTAATTCGTTATTTATGCGTATTGATAAAGCGAAATTATATGATATGAGTAAACAATTAGACGATATATTTATAGGAATGCCAACAGCCCAGGGCTGTGAAATACCTATAGAGGAATCACTATTGAAAATACATCCAAAATCTTATTTGTATAGGGTGCAAAATGGTTCTTGTAAAGTTTTTGGCACTATGCCAAAAATGCAAGCTCCAAAATGTAAATCGGTTACTCATTTATCACGGTGGCATAATGATATATTTAAGCATTATAAAACTGTGAATGAATGGGAACCCCCCGTCATGAATAAAGGGTTTATTGATGGTGTTTGGTATGATCCATATTATGAATCATTTTTGCCATCAGTTCAACCTGTAAATGGTATGGATACTAATCATATAAAACAAATTACTGATCATTTGATAGACAAATGGGAAAAGGCAATACCGTTTGAAATTAGACAAAAGATCATTCACCCATACGACATTCATACAGCTATAAATGGGGCAGTTGGGGTTGATTTTGTGGATAGATTAAACATGCAGTCATCTGCAGGTTATCCATGGAATCAGCCAAAATTGCATTTATTTAATGAAATGGAAGATCCACCAGATGATCAACCACATGCTTTAGTTATGAATGAAGAATTGAAATTAGTTTATGAGGAGAAATTAGAACAATATAAATTAGGAAAAAGAAATTATCCTATTTTTACAAGTTGTTTGAAGGATGAAGCTATGAAGAAATCAAAACGAGGAACAACACGAGTATTTAACTGTGCTCCTGTTTGGTTTAGCATAATAATCCGCCAGTTTTTTCTACCTCTTGTACGACTAATACAGATGAACCCAAATATTTTTGAGTGTGCTGTAGGAACAAGTACTATTTCCAATGATTGGACTATTTTGATTCAGTGGATGGAGGCTTTAGAGCCAAACAATAAAGGGTATGATGATGGTGATCATAAGAAATTTGATAAATACATTAGTGCAAAAATGTTTTATTTTGCTTGTAGTTTATTAATAAGATTAGCTATACCTTTTTATGATGAAGAAGCAATTATTATAATGAAAGCTGCCTGCGTAGATGCTGCATTTTCCATGAATTTAAGTCGTTGTGAATTAACAATGATGTATGGAACTAATCCATCTGGGTGGGCTTTGACAGTTATTATTAATTGTTTTGTTAATGCCATGTATACTCGAAAAGCTTATATCGATACGGGATTCGAATTATGTAAGTTTGAGCAACATGTCAGATTACAGACATATGGAGATGATATTATATACAAAATTATTCAATCGATTATTAAAGTATTTAATACCAAATCTATATCTGAGGCATTGGCTAAATATGGTTTAATATTTACCGATGCTGCTAAGACAGGAGAATTTAAAACAAATAAACATATTCATGAAATAGAATTTCTTAAGAGAAAATTTATCTATAATGAACATTACAAGCGTTTTATGGCTCCTTTGGATGAGAAATCAATTATTAAGATGTTGTCTATTTGTACAGCATCATCATCTATTACTCATTCACAACAACTATATGAAATAGTTCAGAGTGCAAATTTAGAGAATTTTGCTTATGGACCTGAATATTTTCGTATAAAACGTGATTTTTATATCACATTATTGCGTAAATATGGCTTTGTAGATGCTATGAATACGCAACCGCTTTTAGGTTATAAAGAGATAGAAGTATCTATTTATAAGCTAGAAGTTTAGTACATTGTACGACGGATCAGGTAAGACTGAGACGTTAACCTACGGGTAGCAAATCTGTACGACTTGATTATTTCCTTTTTAAGAGGTTAATTAGATCAGAGTTAGAATTGACCGGGATAGATTAAGTTGAATGAGTGGAAATTCTATTTAGAATTATTGATAACTATACGCCTCTCTAACTTGGTGAGAGCTGAGAATAGGTATGTTATTACTCTGCGTCTATGTTGTAGTATGAGTTAGCTAGACAAGTGTGACGTAAAACAATTTAACTTGCCAATAATAATCAAAATACGCCCACCCCCAGCGTTGTAATGGGGGAACAATATTCTGAAGTTGTAAATGATAAAGTAGATGATTCTTTAGTCGAGGATAGAACTACTGCAACATTTGTTTCTGATGATTTAAGAGTTATTACAGAGAAAAAGGCAGCACCAGAGGAAACTTTTTATAAGGTTCCTGTTGCCTCTTCTGATATATCTCGCTTTTTTGCAAGACCAGTTAAGATTTATTCAGTTAATTGGCCCGTTGCGACTCCTATGGAATTCACAATTAGCCCATGGGTTTTATTTTTAAGTGATACTGCTGTCCAAGCTAAATTAGCTAATTTTCAGTGGTGCAGATTTAATTTAAAGGTATCTATTGTTATTAATGGAACACCATTTCATTATGGTAGGATGTTAGTATCTTATAATCCTTTTCCTTCTGTATCCAGAGAATGTGGATCAGGTACCACAGCGAAAACTACGACCATGAAATTAATTAGAAATTCACAACGACCGCACGTGTTTTTAGATCCTACAACAAATCAAACTGCTGAGTTTGAAATGCCGTACTTTAACGTAAAGGATTATTTTAGTATCACACCGTTTGATATATCAGAATTTAATATTGGAGATATTACCTTCCAAGCTGTCAATGAATTAGCAATAGCTAGCTCAACAGCAAGCACTTCGGTGTCGATTAATGTTTTTGCTTCTGCAGAAAATATGCAATTGACAATGCCGACAGCTGCTGCTCAGGGTAGAGTTAAAACTTCAATTAAAAATAATAATACTAATCGTGAGAAAGAATATTCTGAGGGCATGGTATCATCTATTGCTTCATCAGTGGCAAAAGCTGCTGGTAATTTATCAAATGTTCCTGTAATAGGAAAATTTGCATCTGCGATAGAAATTGGGTCTGGGGCTGTATCAAAGATAGCTCAGTTATTTGGTTTTTCGAGACCACCTGTGTTAACCGATGCAATTTTTGTTAAAAATCAGCCGTCTTCTAGTCTGTCTTATGTTATAGGCAGTGAATCGGTGTCTAAATTATCATTTGATCCGAAACAAGAGACAACTGTCAGTTCCAGTTTAGCTGGAATCGATGATGGTGATGAAATGACAACTGCTACAGTAGTAGGAAGAGAGTCTTATTTTGTAACAGCACCATGGAATTTAGCTGACAATGAAGGAGATATTTTGTTTTGGTGTAATGTAACACCAGTTATAGCAAATAAAGGAGTCGCGACTGGCTCTAATAATTATTTGGCTATGACATCAATTTGTTATGGATCACTACCTTTTAGGTATTGGTCCGGAACAATTAAATATAGGATACAGATAGTAGCTTCTGCTTATCATAGAGGAAGATTACGATTAACATATGAACCAAATGGAGGTTCATTTGTTGAGGATTCATATAATACAGCTATGACACAAATCATAGATTTGGAATCAAGTAGAGATTACACATTTGATATATCTTATGCACAGGATGTTCCTTATAAGAATATAGGAGATCCTAGGATTTATAATTATTATGTACCACCGGGAGGAATTTATAATTATAATGCTGATCAACACAATGGTATATTTTATATATCAGTGTTAAATAAATTGACTGCGCCATTAACTACGGCTGATATTGCTATTAATGTATTTGTATCTGCTGGTGATGATTTTGAATTGTTTAATCCAATATCAGCTGGTGGAACAGCTCCATTTAGATCGTTTAGATGGTTTCCATCTAATCCTGCAGCTCTAACTATAGATGAGGGAGAAGAGGATGCTATTGAGGAAGATATAGTACCTCAAGGCAAGGATTTAGATAATCCTAATGAGAATCGATCGTTTGTAGCTAATCAGCATGTTCATTTGGTTGAAAATCCAAATGTGAACTTAATGGAAGAGAAAGCAAAGGTATTTGGAGGTGAACATATACCTAGTTTTCGTGCTATGTTAAAGAGGTATAGTTATACAAGTTACTATTCATCTCAAGTAAGTGTGGGTGCAAACACAAATCCGAAAACAGTTAATATTTTGATGACATTTAACAATTTTCCAGAGTGCTTTGGACCTCAAGCAACACCTTATTGTCCTGATGCAAGTAATATAGCGTATACAAATACAACTTTGTTATCTTATTTACGAGCTGGCTACGTTGGATGGCGTGGCAGTATTAGATATAAATATGTACCAAATGTAAATCCTGGATTTATAGGTAGATTATCTGTTACACGTAAACTAGAAGCACCAAATGCAACACCATCTACATGGTTTACATCTGCAGTCATAGACGGTGTAGGATATACTGCATCGGCAGCTGTTGTAACCACTGGAACCATGGGATCATGGAGTGGAACAGCATTGTATGAGCACACTAATCAACCTATTATAGAGGTAGATTTACCGTATTATAACAAATATAGATTTTGTTATTCTACACAAGCAACGGCACAATTAGGAATTGATGAAGATGATTCAGATACTATGTTTCATAGAGTTGAAATGATTAGTACTATTGAATTTCAAAAGTCAGGTCCTAATTATTGGTTTGGTGTTGACCAATTTGTTGCAACAGGGGAGGATTTTAACCTATTATGGTATATAGGTGCTCCCATT